GCGCCAATGCAAAAGATGCCAATGATGCTGGGTATTTGAAGCCGGAAAATCAGAATCTTCTGAACTTGCAGTCAATGTGCCGGAATCCCAAAGATTGTTATACATAAATCTTACAGCCATTTTTTACCCCGAAACTGAATTTATAGGCACTCGGAGACGGCCAGAAGCAAGTTGGTTTTGAATCCAATTACTTATTTCCCGGCCACCGCCACGTTGAATGAAATCTTTGAAAGATTGGGCATCAAGAGCTTGAACCGTCATTTGAAGTGTCACATTCAGGTTGGGAGATGAAGAAGGAATTTTGCCAGCCCGGTATTCCCGGAGAGGCATGATTATTTCCGGCTCTTTCTCGGCCACGGTTGCAAGTTGAGGCGTCCATGCAATACCACCGGTTTGAAAGCTCCGGGTTTTTTCACCCAACGCGTTTATTGCTTCGATGATGCCCTTTATCCCGGCAACAATATCTTTAAGGCTTCTTAAATCAGAGGTTTTGTTTAGAATTTTCCCAGAACTTTCTTGTATCGTCCTAAGTGCGTCTCGTATATCTTCAATTTTCGAGCCAAACTGTTTTAAAATTCTTTCAAGTTTTTCATTTACATCATCCAGTTTTTCGTTTATTGCGGTAAGATATACCCAATTTTGTTCTTCAAGAAGTTTCGTTACATAATCCGAACCCTTTTTCCCGCCACCTAAAAGCTTATCAATTACACCGCCAACTACTTTAAAGGCCGCATAAAGAGCCACGGCCACAGCCCCAACTTTTAGGATCGCCCCGGCCGCATTAGCCAAGGTTTTAGCCGAAGTAGCAATTGCTTTTGAAAGTGCAACTAAAACTCCCCCAACACTCTCCCCCACACCCTTGAGGGCGCTTATCATTGAGGAAATCGAAGAGCCAAGTGACGAAGTTATGCTAGAGGCAGCCGAAGTTGCGCCGGAGACGAGATTCTTTATAAAATTTACACTCCACTCAGCCACCATCTCGCCAATAACGCGGAAAAACGATTTTTTCATATCTTCCCAAAGATCAGAGAGAAACTCCTTAAACGTCTTTGTTCCCTCGAGCCAATTTTGGATTGTGTTTGCCCAACCGGTGGCAATATCGTTATAGAGACCGTCAAAATAATTGCTTATGCTATCCGTTACTTCTTTAGACTTATAAGATACTTCTTCAAGGTTATCTGGAACTTCACTTAAGACATCTTGAAAGCTCCTGGCTGCCGGGATCGCCGTTTCGATAAATCCATCTTTCAGTTCAGATTGAGCTTTTTTTAGGACATCTATGAGATTAACTACTACCGGGATAACCCCCTTATAACTCACAACCATTGAGCTTGCGCTTTGGATGTTTGTTTCAATTGTTTGGGTAAGGGAAGATATTGTTTTGTTTGATTTACCTATTTCTGCATTTAAATCAGATTGCGCTTTTTCTGCTTTTTTTGAGGTTTTTTCCCATTCTTCAAGACTTCGGTCATATCCATTAATAACCGCTTGTCCGCCATATATTTCAGCATGTAATTCCCAAAGTTTGCGATTTAGTTCTTCGCCACTATATTTTAGCTTTAACCAAGCTGCTTGAGTTTGATATGAAACATCACAAACCCTTTGAGCCCAAAAATTAACCGCCTTTAATCCCTGCTCTACTCCCGGAATAGCAATTTTAGCAATCTGTTCCATCGCTTCAACCAAAATCATAATCGCAGTGGCCGCGCCTTCAGCCCATTCTTCCAATTTCCCTGATTCTATTAGATTCTCTATAGCTGGTCTTAATTTATTATCAATAAGATCTTTTAGTTTCGGCCCTAAAACCTCAAAAATTCTAAGAAGTGCCTCTTCTATAACTGAACGAAGTAATTTCATGCTTCCTTGCAGGGTATTAATCTGCCTGTCCATCATTTCATAAGCAGCAGTGGTCCCGGTTATTTTCTTCTGATATTCTTCAATTGCATCAGCTCCGGTATTAATCAGTGCGGCCATTGCCGGCCCAGCTCGAACACCAAAAATCTTTATAATATCAGAAGTGGTTGCTCCTTTTTCACCAAGCTTCCTGATAATTTCTGCTAAGCTATGAGTGGCCGGATTTAATTCTTCTACGCTTAGACCTAATTTTTCAATAGCCTTTTTAGTTTCTTTGGTTGGGTCGAGGAGTTGAGCCAACCCCATTCGCAAAGCAGTTCCTGCCATAGAGGCCTCGTAACCAGCATTGTAAAGAGCCATCAAGGCGGCCGTTGCTTCCTCTATTGGTTTATCCAGACTATTAAAAAGAGGGCCCACATATTGCATAGACATTCCAAGTTTTTCCATTGTGGCCTGAGAGTTTGAGATGGCAGAAGCAAAAACATTTGATACTTTTTCAGCCTGATCTGAAGCTAGGCCAAACTGATTTAAGGCAGAAACCACTACATTGGTAGTAAAGGCCAAATCTGATTGAGTTGCCGCCGCCAGGGCTAAAGTGGGTTTAAGGGCGACGGCCATATCATTGGCTTTCCAGCCAGCAGAAGCCATGTAATACATTGCATCAGCGGCTTGACTAGCAGAGAAAACCGTGGTTTTACCCATTGTGCGGGCAAGTTCTTCCATCTGTTTTTTGACGTCTTCTGAAGCCGCACCAGTTACGGAAAAAGCATTGGTTAACTTCTGTTCAAAAGTTCCTCCAACCTTAATCGCAATTGTTCCAATGGCTAAAAGGGAAGCACCTGCAGTCAAGGTTAATCTTTTTCCTAGAGATGTTAGACTTTTCCCCACCCTGCTTAATGAACCTTCAGCTTCAGATAATCCCCTTTGGAATTTAGACGAATCCAGCTTTAAAGAGACAAAAAGCTCTCCTATGTTTTTAGCCATTTTCTTTAATCCTTGATATAGTCATCTTTTATAAGCCGCCAAAATTTTTTCTTGTGTTCCTTAGCAATTTCCTTCACGATTTTGCGGATATCTTCTGGAGATTTGATTTTCACCTCATCCGAAGGCCATCGAACTAAATCCCGAGGGCGAACAGCCCTTTTTGTCCAGCCGGAATAATTGATAATCCAGCACGCAAGAACGGCGTTTAGCTCCACCTCTTTCCGGAACCGCCTTTCATACCCCTTCGCCATATCCTCAAGTTCTCGCGGAGTGAGAGACCAAAAGACATCCGGCGTGAGATTGAGTTCGCCGAGGGCGAACCTATAAGAAGCCTGAATTAAGTCTCTTTTTTCGCTTTGCCCCCGGTCGTCTCTTTTTTTTTCTCGTCACCGCTTCCAAAACTTAGACTTATGGCCTCTTCGATTTTCGAGGTGATGGTATTGAGCCGGGAAATATCAATCCACTCCCCAACTTCTTCGGGTGTCAGCGACTTATCTTCATGAAGGAGTCCCGCCCAAAGTAATGCCCGGACGTGTTTCAACGACATTGCATCGCTTAAAATTTGGTCAAAGTTAGCAATAGGAATGCCAAGTTCTTCCTCAAGTGCAATGAGTGAATTGAAAGTATAGCGGAGAGAACGGCGTTTTCCCCCAACTTCAATTAATACTGCCTGCTTCATGCAGACCTCCTTTTTTATTTCTTTACCAGAAGAAACCACTGTTTATTTAGCTAGAAGATGCGGTAATTCCTCCGGTGATTTGAATCGAGGCGGTAGCGGTAAGAGCATCCTCATAAGGTCCGGTAAAGACGAGAGAAGTAAGGATACCTTCGCCTGTATAGGTATTTCCATCAGGCATGGTCACAACGCAAGTAATAGTAGAGGGAGAGCCATCCGTGAAATGAGCTTGAAGAACCTTTTTGGCTACATCATCATAAATATAGAGAGCGTCTACATCAATGGTTACATCTCTACGTCCAGCAAGATATTCCCCTTCCCGACCTGAATCAGCGGAAGTAGTATCTATGGTTGCCTGACTGAAAGAAATAGTCACTGTTCTTGCGGCGGCAAGAACATCTCCCTCGAGAGTGAGGGTCATATTTTCACCACTTACGGCCATTTTTTCCTCCTGTGAAATTTAAATTTGAAATTTACGCCATATGAACTCTAAACCGGACAATACCGTGGCGTATCGGTTTGGCCGGCTCTGTGTCGTCTATTGTTATGTCGGCATAATCAAATAGACAAATTAGCTCTGTATATGAGTCGAAACTAAGATTAGACGAAGTTATCGCCTGAACAATATTGTCAATCATATCAGAGGCCTCTTTATCTCCCTTGTAGTCGCTCCAAACATGAATAGTTAAAACATTTTCTTCGGCTGGGATGTCTTGAGCCGAAAAAGAATCTGAACGAGCCCCTATTGGAGTCCCCAGGGTAATATAAGGGAAAGAGGCATTTCTTGGTGCGTAATTGTGTATGGTGTAGTTTTTTGTTAGGTTGTGAGTATCAAGGCGTTTGTAAACTGCCTTCATTAATTCGTTAAACCCCACTTTTCTTGTCACCATTTTATAATACCTATAAGAATCTGTTTACTATGCTTGTAAGCCCCCATTTCCCCAAAAAGTATGAAGGAACGGCAGATCGCCGGTATTGTAGATATTCAACGTCCGGTTTACTCTGCATATGAATAGCCTCAGCATCAAGGCAAGTCGCTACTTTCCAGCCGGCTTTTTTGAGCGCCAAAAAGAAGTCCATATGTTCGTATTCAACTTTAATTCTATTATCCCATTTCACATCATCAAAAACTTCCCGCCGTGCCAAAAAGAAATTCGGGACTTGGTCGGCATAAAGAAAATAAATACCATCAATTTTGTGCATATCTTTTTTTGAGGGATATCTAAAAAGGATTCCATTGCGAATATCAAACACAAGGCCTTTTACATAATTTTCGTTGACATAAAAATCACCGGAAACTTCGTTTTTCAAAATTCCCGAAACCACCCCTATCTCATCATCGCTTTCCAAAATTCTTTTCATTTTTTCAATAATCGTCCCGTCTTTTACGAGGATATCATCATCAAGAATAAGGATATAATCTTCGGTTGTTCGGCTAACTATCGCGTTGCGACCGACTGAAATTCCAGAATTGAAGGGAAGCGTTACGATGACATGACCTTCTCTTTTTAGTTTTTGGTATAGATATTCTTTCCGGTGAGATATCCGGCCATCATCGGCAATATAAAATCTATAAGGAAATGAAAATTTCTCTTGTATTTCCTCTACACAGCGAAAGAATGTATCTTCTCTGAGAAAAGTTTTTATCCCAACTGCAATGGTTTCTTTTATTTCTTTGCTTCCAGCTTTTTTTACTCGGATTCTTTCACCTTTTTTAATCTTTTCTTTTATTAAGCTTGAGCTGATTTCTTTCGTATAAGGAAGAATTACTGACTTTCCCCCGAAAAGCCCAACAAAGTCTTCTCCCGGCACATGATCCCAATCGTCCCCATGAACGATATAATCCGGGTGAATGTTGAGCCGTTGGAAATCACGGGTAGGATTTTTGTCATTTTGGGTAATTACCTCGTCAACAATTTCTAGAGATTCAATGATTCGTTTTCTTTGTGCAAATGGAATAACCGGCGCTTCTTTGTATTTTTTTGCCGCCCGGTCGGTCAAAACTCCAACAATAAGATGTCCCCCCATTTTTTTTGCCCGTTCCAAGATGTTTAAATGCCCAACGTGAAATAAATCCCAAACACCACCGATAAAAACTGTTTTCTTTTTCTTGAAAAAAGCCTTGTCTATTGCCTGGCAATCTATCCAGTATTTGTAGTCTTTATTTGGAACTCGCCAATTTTTACCATAGCGACACTCAAGATATCTCTCGGGCGGATTTGGAACAAAGCATCTCATCCCCCGAAAAAAAAATTCCTCCAACTCTTCAAAAAGCTCAGCCGGAAAAACATGGGGAAGGAACTGGTCGTATTCCCCGGATGCCCCGGGCCCGAAAGCCCCATGCCACCAAAGATTGCCCTTTTTGGAAAAGAAAAACAAATCAACTTTAATTCCCTTCCATCGGAAGCTTAATTCAATCTTCTTCTTTCCCCATCGCCACTCTTTGTAAAATTCAAATCCGGCTTCCAAAAAACGCTTCTTTAATTTGTCCCAATGTTTTAAATTCCCCGGTGCTATACCAATGTCTATGTCCGGATCATGAAAGATAAAATCTTTTTCTCGAATAGCTCCAAGACAAGTGCCGGCCTCAAGCCACCATTTGATTTTTTCGCTATCCAGAATCCTAACAGCCTTTTCCAATGCCTCGTCTTTTTCGTTGTATTCAAATTTCCCCATCTTATCGTAGCGA